ATAGCTGAACGATTGATGAGTTTAGGTTACGAACTACCTACTGAGAACGATGGTAAGACATATAAAGTAGATGAAGCTGTACTCAAAGGTGTCGATCATCCTATAGCAGCTGACTTGTTATCGTACTTACTAGTACAGAAGAGGTTAGGTCAGTTAGCTGAAGGTCAACAAGCGTGGCTCAAGCTACAGAAGAACGGAGTGATACACGGCAGAGTAAATACTAACGGTGCAGTAACAGGTAGATGTACACACAGCACACCCAACGTAGCACAAGTACCTAGTGTACGAGCTGACTTCGGACAAGAGTGTCGTGAGTTATTCACAGTGCGTAACGGTTACAAGTTAGTAGGGTGTGACGCTAGTGGTTTAGAACTTCGTATGCTTGCACACTACATGGCATTCTACGATAGAGGTGAGTACGCTAAGATCGTAACAGAAGGAGATGTACACACCGTCAATCAGAAGGCAGCAGGACTAGAGACACGTGATCAAGCTAAGACATTTATCTACGCTCTATTGTATGGAGCAGGTGATGAGATGATAGGTAATATAGCTGGAGGTAACGCTCGACTAGGACAACAACTCAAGCGTAAGTTCTTTAGTAGCCTACCTGCACTTGCTCGTTTACAAGAAGATGTACAACGCAAAACAAAAGCAGGTGGAGAACTCAAAGGTTTAGACGGACGTATTTTACCAGTAAGAAGCAGTCACGCAGCTCTCAATATGTTATTACAAAGTGCAGGTGCTGTATGTATGAAGGTAGCTTTGATCCAACTGTTTCATAAGCTTAACCAACTGAAGTGGCAACACGGTAGAGAGTACAGCTTTGTCGCTAATGTACATGATGAGTTCCAAGCTGAAGTAGTACCAGATAAAGCACAGACGTTTGGAGTGTTAGCAGTCGAAGCTATAGCAGCAGCAGGTAGACAGTTGAAGATGAACGTACAGTTAGACGGTGAGTTTAAGATTGGCAACAACTGGGCGGAGACACACTAACAGATGGACGAAATACAATACGATAGTTACACTACCCTCGCCACTCTATACGATACCCAAGACTTAACCATGCCATCATCAAACGCACAACGAATAGGAGCTATAGCTGAGACACGTTTCGTATCTGAATGCTTAGAGCGTGACTTCGAGCCACACACACCAACGACTCCTATGCCTTGGGACTTCATCGTTCACTGCCCAGCAGGTGATCTAAAGGTACAGGTAAAAAGTACATCAGTGAAACACCGAGCAGCTTACCAAGTGAATACTGGTAGTGGATGTACGGGTAAGGAACATATACCAGACATTGTGGATATAGTGGGTGTCTTCATTGCTCCGCTTAGTCAGTGGTGGATGATTCCTCAATCTATTATAACTAGCAAGACATTGAAGCTGTACCCTGACACACCCAGTAAATCTAAATATAAAAAATACCAAAACAATTGGAGTGCCTACTATGAGTAAAACAACATTATTAATAGACGCAGATGTCTTAGCATTTGAGTCGTCAATCGTCGCAGAACAATCGATCAACTGGAAGGATGATATGTGGACGGTACACGCAGACATGGCGTTAGCTAAAGCTCGTGTTACTAATCGCATAGAAGAGTTCAAGGAAAACTTAAAGACTGACAATGTCGTACTGTGTCTGTCAGATCGTGCTAACTTCCGTCGTAAACTTAACCCTGACTACAAATCTAATCGTTCTAAGTCTCGCTTGCCTATCATCTTACGACAGGTAAAGCAGTGGATCATCGATGAACTAGGTGGTATTATGTGGGCGAACCTAGAAGCTGATGATGTTATATCTATCTTAGCTACAGATAAAGCTATGGATGAAGAGACTATCGTTGTTAGTATAGACAAAGACTTCAAGAGTGTACCGGGTATATTCTTTGACTATAACAAAGGAGAGTACCATCAACCTTCAGAAGAGGAGGCTGATAACTTTCACTTAATACAAACTATAACAGGAGATGTCACTGATGGATTCAAAGGCGTACCTAAGATGGGACCAGTCACAGCTAAGAAAGCTTTAGAGAAAGATGGCTACACTTGGGAGACTGTTGTTAATTGTTACGAGAAAGCAGGACTTACAGAACAGGACGCATTAATGAACGCTTGGATGGCACGGCTACTCCGAGCAGATAACTATTGTTTCAGAACTAATACTATTAAAAGATTATGGATACCAAAGAACTACCAAACCAAGGATACACTAAAGATTTCTCAACAGGGGCTAAGCGTGACGGGGACATTGGACGGGGACGACCCAGCCTTATTCCTCCGCTCGCCTTACGCTGTCTCGCTAAACGATTTGAAGATGGCGGAAAGCTTTACGGAGACAACAACTGGAAGCAAGGCTTCCCACTGAGCAGATTGTATGATAGTATTTTTAGACATCTGCTGGCGTTGGGGGAGGGCGATAATACTGAGGACCATGCGGCAGCTATCCTTTGGAATGCGTCGGCTTGGGCGTGGACAGAAGAACAAATCAACAACGGGAAACTTCCGAAAGAACTAGACGACCTAGGATATAGAGATCATGAGTAACGACGAAGTAGTACTACCTGCCTTAACGCAAGACCTCATCAATAAACTTGACAAACTGTTCCCTGATAAATGTCCTCTCTTGACAGACACAGATCGTGAGGTATGGTATAAGACAGGACAACGTAGTGTAATTAATTACCTACAACAGACTTACGACGAACAACTTCAACAAGATATAGTAACCAAACAAGTAGAGTAATCATGTGCTTTTCACAACCTAAGATGCCCGCTATGCCGGAGATACCACCACCTCCGCCACCTCCCGCACCGCCTCCACCTCCGTTAGCTATGGCAGAGAAAGCACCTACTAAGAGAGCTACTCAACCTACTAAGCGTCGTCGTGGTACGGCTCAAGTTACGGCTCGTCGTCGTCCTAGTATCGGTATGGGTGGAAGCGGTGGTACTGGTGTACAGTTTTCAAGTTAAAATAAATAGTTATGAGAAGTTTAGATAAGAAAACATTATTATTAAATGGCACTTCAGATGCACCGGGTGCGGAGTTTCAGGTTGAGCGTTCTAAGGGATGGACGTTCTTAATAGCAACAACAATTTCAGGTATTGCTACGGTAGACATCGAAGCTTACTTCAGTGAGTCGTCTGCTTGGCACGTTATACACAGTCAAGCTGTTACAGCTGCTGGATCGCTTATGATTCGTGACGATCACGGACACTACGAAAAGATAAGAGCTAACATCAGTGCTTACACCAGTGGAACCCACAGCGTCTACGCATCTGGTACTGTTGATTCTCTATAAGAATGTCGCTGACATTTCCAACGCTTGAAAAACCTAGCGACATAATAACGTTGCCGGGTAACTTCGTGCGACCTTCCTTTGAAGAATTGTATGGCTTTGACGCTGTAGTTGAAGGTTTAGGTGTGTCTACTATCACAGTAACTCTAGATGCCAACTTAGAAGATGTGAACCTTTCTTGTACAACTGTTACTAATGCCGTCAGCTACGAGTTTCAACGGGACGATAACAGTGGTTTTAGTTCACCTACTACATTACAAAACACAGCATCAACTACATTTACAGATGGTCCCACTCCGGGTTCTACTTATTATTATAGAGTCATAACTAGCGATGGTGTAGGTACGACTACTTCTAACACCGAGTCCGTAGCTGTAACGGGTATTTTTGACAGCACTCTTACATTCCCTACTATTCAAATATTTGACAACGAGTCCGAGTTTACAGATAAGGCATATGCCCCTAACTATACTATCGTACACGCTAAAGATACTGATAAGCTGTATGTGTGGAAGGGTTACACTTGGGCGGTATATAATCAGAATTAATAATTATTAAATATGAGTACATTAACCTCAACAACTTCAATAACTCGTCCAACTTTAGGAGCGGGTGATGTAGGTAAGTCATACTTTGAAACAGATTCTAACAAGATATTAGTGTGGGACGGTGCGGGTTGGAACGAATGGAATCCTGACTTAACACTAGGGCCGGGGTTTCAAAATAACTTCACGGCTTCACTAGATGGTACGGATGATTATTTAACTATACCCGCTTCTACTGATTTTGATTTTGGTACAGGAGACTTCAGCTTTACTTTTTGGATGCGAGTTACAGCAAGAGATAGTTACGCTGGTTTATTTTCTCGTGGTAGCAACTACAGATTAAAGTTTCAAAATGCTGACCATCTTATCCATTTAGGTATGACAGGACTAGACTCTGCTGTTATAACCTACAATCCAGGTGGTACTAATACATCTCTACTTGGAAGTTGGCATCACATTATGATTGTTAGAGATGGATCAACGCTTAAAGGTTATGTAGATAATACTGAATACGGAAGTCAAACTTTAACAACTCAATCCCTTTCTGCTTCAGGCTCTGCATTAGAATGGGGTAGACAAATCAATAATAGTCTTAATATAGCTGGACAGTTAGATGAAATATCTATCTTTGATCGAGCATTAACATCTGCTGAACGCACTGAGATTTACAACAACGGTGCTTCCTTTGATATAGGATCATCTTATACAGGTGCAGACGCTCCACTCGCTTTCTATCGATGTGGTGATGACGATGATGATACTGATAACGGGGGTGGTGGTGTAGATAACGGTGATACAATCGGAACAATTAAGAATGTAGTTAATCCCGGTACTCACGATATGAGTGAAGTTAATGGAGCTACCTACAGCAATGCTAACAGCCCTGTTTAATAGTTATGAGAACATATGTGATAATAGACGCATCGGAAGTAGCTAATGTTGACTTCGACCAAGTACAAGAAACATCTGCTGATACTCTACGATATTCTGTAGATGGTACAAAAACATTTGTTAAGTTTGAAGGTGACACTCCGAGCTTTTTAAATGGTAAGACGAAGTACGATCACGCTGAAATACTTAGTATCCTGAGTGGTACTGAGTGGGCTGTCAGCGAAGAACCTAGTTAAGACTTATGCAAGAAACAGCACAAGGGCTATACCATAGCTTAGAGAACCAACGGTACTCTTTCTTAGATAGAGGTCGTACTTCTTCTGAGCTTACGCTTCCCTATGTACTACCACCTGACGGCCATAGTCACGCTAGTAAGTACTACACACCTTATCAAGGTATAGGAGCTAGAGGTGTACTCAATCTTAGTAGTAAGTTATTACTGGCATTACTTCCACCTAACGCTCCCTTCTTCAGGCTTGTTATAGATCGTTATGAGTTAGACAAAGCGAAGGAAGACCTAGGAGCAGAAGGAGCAGAACAACTACGTACTGACTTAGAGAAAGCATTAGCTGATGTAGAGCGTAGCGTATCACAAGAAGTAGAAGTACAGAACTTTAGGAACGGTATCTTCCAAGCACTCAAGAACTTACTAGTTACTGGTAACTCTTTAATGTATCTACCTGACGAAGGTGGGATGCGTGTCTTTAAACTTGATCGTTATGTTATCAAGCGTGACCCAATGGGTAACGTTACACACATAGCTATTAAAGAAACTGTAGCTCCAATGATGCTACCTGAGAGTGTGCGTGAAGAAGTGTACAGGCAGGAGAAGGAAAACACTTGTGATCTATACACAGCAGTAATACGAGAAGGAGATCATTTTAATGTACACCAAGATGTCAAAGGTATACTCATCGAAGAAAGTGTGGGTAAGTATCCCGTCGATAAGTCACCGTGGCTCCCGTTACGTTACACTCAGATTGATGGAGAGGACTACGGCAGAGGATTTGTTGAAGAGTACATCGGAGACCTCAAGTCGTTGGAAGCACTTACAAAAGCTATCGTCGAAGGTAGTGCAGCTGCTGCTAAAGTATTGTTCATGGTCAACCCTAACGGTACAACAAGATCGAGAACCTTAGCAGAAGCACCTAACGGAGCAATCGTACAAGGTAGTGAAGCAGATGTATCTGTGTTACAACTTAATAAGTTTAATGACTTCCGTACTGCTCAGACTACAATGGCTGGTATAACAGATCGCTTGAGCCAAGCCTTCTTACTTACATCAGGAGTAGTTAGAAACGCAGAGCGAGTAACAGCTGAAGAGATACGTATGCTCAGTCAGGAGTTAGAAACTGCACTTGGTGGTCTTTACTCTTTGTTATCACAGGAGCTACAGCTGCCAATCGTTACACGCTTGATGGATAAGATGTCTAAGGATAAGCGTCTACCTAAGATACCTAAAGACATTGTTAAGCCTACTATTGTTACTGGTGTTGAAGCACTAGGTAGAGGTAACGATCTTAATAGATTAGATATGTTCCTTGCTGGAGCTAACCAGATAGTAGGACCACAAGCTGTAACTCAATACTTAAATGTTAGTGATTACTTTAAACGTCGTGCTACTGCTCTAGGTATAGAGACTGAAGGACTAATCAAGACGGAAGAAGAAATTCAACAAGCTATGCAGCAAGCTCAACAACAAGAGATGATGATGAAGTTAGGCGGACCTGCTGTAGCACCTGCTATCAATGCTGCACAAGAGCAGTACATGGCACAACAACAAGAACCACCTCAAGAGGAATAACAAACAATGGCTGAATTACACCGAGTAGAGATAAATGAGAAAGCACCAAGCGAAATCGAACCCGAAGAAGAAACCAACACCGAGAGCGAAGAACTATCGCAAGAGCAAAGCGACCGCCCGGAATGGCTCCCCGAAAAGTTCAAGAGTCCAGAGGATATGTCGAAAGCGTACTCCGAGTTGGAAAAGAAACTTGGACAAAGTCCTGAAGAAGCTTCGGAAGAATCTGAACAAGTTGAAGAGAAAGCTGAGAACGAAGAAGAACAAACTGAAGAGAATACTAGTGAAGCATACCAAGCGGTTGCGGAAGCAAGTAAAGAGTTCTTTGAAAACGACGGTCAACTTAGTGAGGAAACTTATAACACTTTAGAAAAGGCTGGACTACCTAGAGACTTAGTAGATAGCTATGCCGCTGGTCAACAAGCTCTACAACAATCTGAAGAAGGACAAATCAAAAGCGTGGCTCAAGGGAACTACGAAGCTATGGCTGAGTGGGCGAACGAGAATCTACCACAAGAAGAAGTTGATGCTTTTGATGAGGCCGTCACAGGTGGTACAGTTTCGCAAGCTAAGTTAGCAGTCCAAGGTCTTTACGCTCGTTATCAAAATGATGTAGGAGCAAAGCCAAAGCTTACACAAGGTGGAGTCAATGGTGCATCTACTATGCCTTTTCGTTCTATGCAAGAGCTTGCTCGTGCTCAATCAGACCCACGATATAAGAGCGGTGACAAAGCTTATCACGAAGAGGTTGACAGACGTTTGCAAGTAAGTAGTATTTAGTTGTTCATTCATATTATAGGTAGAGTTCCCCTAGCGTTGGTTATTGGTTTGCTGACGCTAGGGGTTTTTTGTTATGATGACTGTAATGAAAGAGTTAAACGAGAACACACAGGTTAAAGCTAACATAGCATTTGTTGCTAAAGTAATAGCTATAGTAGGTACAGCTGTGTGGGGTTATAGTGTCTTATGGAACAAGCTTAATGCGTTAGACTTAGAGATACTAAGACTTAAACATGATGTAGAACTTAACGCGGAGTTCAGGGTAAAGTGGCCTAGAGGAGAGCTTGGAGCTTTACCAGCTGATGCTACACAAGATATGCGTTTGATGTTCATGGAGAAGCAAGTAGGTAAACATGAAGAACTACTAGACAGCCTACGATACAAGGAGCTACAGTGAGATGGGCGAATTACTTATGTTATTTATTACGGGCGGTGGTAGCACTGCTATGGGGGCGATTCTTAAAGGCGTATTCGGATATGTCTTTGAAGCAAAACAAAACAAGCATGATCTTGAAATGGCGAGAGAGGCTCGTGCGTCTGATAATTTCCTTCGACTACAAGCTGAAATCGCTAAAGGAGGTACTGGTGAGTTTGTTTCTTTTACTCGTCGTATTCTTGCTGTTATCGGGGTGTCTACGCTCTGTAGTTGTATCGTCCTCTGCACCATCTATCCCCAAGCAGAAATCGTTACCTTTACAAACGCAGACGGAGAAGGTGTCAACGAGTTCCTCTTCGGACTCATCAGTTTTCAAGCTCACCAAACACCGATCACCATCTCTTCTGGACACATCAGCCTTATGGGATGTACGGTAATTTTGCCTTGTATCTTAGGATTTTACTTTGGTCCAAGTGGTCGAAGAGGTTGACAGTCAAGCATTTTTCCTGTTTACTAATAGATAAATTTAATCGACAACTAGCAACAACTAGTCCCTCGACCCGCTGCGGCGGACAATCCTGTGAAGACGAAAGAAGTGAAAGTCAAACGGTAATCAAATAACACATACACATTCACAAATAATTAACATAGGAGATTATATATTATGGCAAATGGAGATACATCCCCATCACGCGTAGGTCAGATCAATTCTGCAAATAGCACTGATGCCTTGTTTCTTAAAAAGTTCAGCGGAGAAATTCTGCAAACCTTTGAAGAGAGCAACGTGTTCAAGCCCCTACACACAATTAGAACCATCGAAAGCGGTAAGTCTGCTCAGTTCCCTGTAACTGGAATAGCTTCTGCTTCTTACCACACTCCCGGTGAAAACATCGCGGACGGCGGTAATAGCTACCTCAGTGACATCAAGAAAGCTGAACAAGTTATTAACATCGATAAGATGCTTTTAGCTTCTACCTTCTTGGCTAACATCGACGACGTAAAGAATCACTACGACATCCGCAGCGTCTACGCTAACGAGTTGGGTAAGGCTCTTGCCGTCCGCTTCGATTCCGCACTTGCTAAAGTGTTTATCGGTGCTGCTCGTTCTTCCTCAGTAATCACTGGTGGTAAAACAGGTGGACAACTAGACGTACCTAATAACGACTTCTCCGCTCCGGGGCAAGTAGGAACACCAGCAGATACTACAGGTGCTGATCTTGTAGCTGCTTTCTTTACTGCTGCTCAGAAGCTTGATGAGAATGACGTTCCTAGTGACGGTCGTTTCTGCGTTCTTCGTCCATCCGAGTACTACAAACTCATCACAGGTGCAGACGGTTCAAACAGCTTCTCTCTTACTTCTGCCGTTAATGCGGACATCGGAGGTCAAGGAGGTCTTGCTTCTGGATCGATTCCTCAGATTGCTGGTATCAGTATTCTCAAGTCCAACCACGTCCCTTCAACTGACTTATCTTCCAGCACAGGAACTAATTCAGGAGACCAAGGAAACAATGATT